CCCCATACGGATTTTGCGGCAATTTTCTTGTGCCGTTCAACGGTCTGGCGCAGTTCAGTGTCCGTGGTCAGAATCTGGTAGCGATGGTGACAGCCGGGGCAGGTGAAATACTGCACCATGTAATCGCCGCTCCATGTACTGCGGATGCCGGCTGTCTGGATGCTGAACGGTGTGCCGCAGCGGTCACACTTTACAAGGTCGGTCATTCGCCATACTCCTTTCTGCACAGCTGGGATGCATTGCAGTGGTCATCACAGGTCTTGCAGCACTTGTCGCATCCGGGATGTGCCGCCTTGCAACGTTCGCAGGGCACATCTGCCTTTTTAGGGGCATTGGTGGAAAAGATGGCATGGGTTCCGTTCTGTAACGCCTTTTCTTCGTCAGACATTTCATAGCCCAAAGCTACCAGCAGAGTGTAAATAGCGTCGAGACTGCCATTTTCCTCCCAGCCGTACCCGCCGCTCTGGCAGTCGGGTTGCCAGACCCAGCCCCAGTATCCGTTGCTGCCATCGTCAGCGGCCGAATAGGCCAAGGAGAGCAGTGCCTTTTCCGGCTGGTCGTTGAACACCGAAACGCTTTCCAGATAATCAAGCAGGTCAATGCTGTCCGTTTCCGGTGGAGCAATGCCCAGCAGCTTGATTGTCAACTCGCCATCGTAATTTGAATCGAACGCATCCACGGCAAAGCGGACGATTTCGCCCAGATGCTTTTTGCACTCTGCCGTGGAAAGCTGCGTCACAAAGTCCCGGCGCAGTTCAAACATATAGTTTGTGAGGGCGGAAAGTTGGTCCTTATAGAGCTGTTCCTGCTGCCGCTTTTCCTCTCGCTTAGCAGTTTCCGCATTCTCTTTTCCCAAATCACGCTCTTTGTAGAGGTCAATCTGGTTTTGGCTGACCTTGTAGCAGTACGCTACGCTATCGGCATCGTCCGGCACTTCAACGTCCTTGCTAGTGTTCCAATATCCGTACCCAGCAACGTGCGCGTGAGTGCTGTAATTGGCATCAGGATTTTCCACTGCAAATTGGCGAAGCTGCTCAATCCATTCAGCCTTTCTGTGCTGGTATTTCTGGTCAGACAAGGCGTTCTGCATCTCACGGTTAAAATTAGCTGTGCCGAGGGTTTCCAACACCTTGTTCCGGGCATCCAGATCTTCGATTTTGTTGAGTTCAACAAAATCGGAAAGGGTTGCGCCACGCTGCTCTGCCTTTTTGAAGCTGTCGCGGTTCAGTTCCAGCAGCTTGATGCGCCGCCGGATAGTTGACTGGGAGAACCCCGACTTGTCGGAGATCTGCTCCACTGTCTGCCCGAAGTCCATCATCATCTGGAAGCCCTGCGCCTGTTCGTAGACGGTGAGGTCTGACCGCTGCATATTCTCAATCATCATGGTCTGCATCTGCTCCCGCTCGTCCATCTCCACGATGGCGCAGGGCAGTTCGCACAGTCCTGCCTGCTGCGCTGCTGCTGCCCGGCGGTGGCCGATGATGATGGTGTAGTCCTCACTGGACCACACAGCCTTGGGTGTCCATGCTGCCGCTGCTGCGGCTGCATCCCCGCCCTCGTCAACGCACTTTGCGATGTACTCCCGGCTGTTGAGGTAGTGGCCGGGGATTACGGTCAAGTTCTGGTACACGCCGTTTTCCTTGATGCTGGCGGCAAGTTCGGACAGGTCGCCCAGTTCCTTGCGGGGGTTATCGGGGTGAGGGTACAACTGCCGGATAGGGATGTAAGTAATGTCTGCCATAGGGATACTCCTTTCTTATTTCGGGTTAGAAAAACGTGAGCTGCCCGGTTTTGGTTTCGTTAAGGGGCTCGTTTTCCGGGGCTTTAGGCTCATTTTTGATAGATTTTTGCAAATTTGCGGGTTTAATATCGGTTTTTTCGATTTTTGCAGGTTCGCCTTTCGGTTCAAACAGCAGGTTCATCTGCGCTATCTGGCGGCGCATATACCACACATCGGTTGAGAAAAGCGGCATATACCAGATGCGGTTTTGCGGTCCTGCGGGCAGCAATCCGCGGCTGTCGTAGGCCGTTGCCGGGTTCACGAGTGTATCACCGATGACTACATATCCAGCGCAGCCCATGAAGCTGCACTGGATGTAGCACATCAGCCCAACGATGAAGTCAATGTCTTGGGCTATGACAAGGACTTTGTTGTGGTAGCAGATATTCCGTCTTTTGCAGACGTTCAAAAAGGCAAGCAGCGTGGCCCCAGCACCACAGGCCGGGTCAGATACCGAGATGAATCCCTCCATGCCCGGGTGCAGCTTCGGATCGAACGTAATCTCGGCCATGCAGCGGCACACATCGTAGGGAGTGAAGAACTGCCCGGCGTGCGAGTTGCCCAACTCGCACATCATGTACAGCGAACCGAGGAAGTCTTGGTCAGGATTCTGCTCCATACCCATGATTACCTCGCCCAGCATTTCAGCCATGCCCTCCCGCTCCTTGGCGGAGTATTTGGAAACGATGGTCTGATACATCTTGGTGCGCTCTGGGGCATTTACCTTGTCCGTGCTGTTCGAGATCTCGATGGCCGTCAGGGTGACGAAGTCCTCCCAAATCTCCCAGCGGCTGTGCTTTCCAGTCAGGCTATTGAAGATTTTGAGGAAGTTCTTCTGGTGGTCATCCCGGATGCTGTGGGTCACTGCTGCCTTTGCCATAGGTTACTCCTTCTCGCTGTCAGCAGCGGCGATGGTGTAGTGGCCGTTGGAGAAATCAATCACACCAGCGGATTCCATATTATCCAGCAGCGCGATGGCCCTTTCTGCGGTTACGCCCATCTGCTGCTCCAGCATGGCCTGCGTAACGCCGCCGTTCTGCCGGGCAATCTCGGTGGCCTTGGTCAGTTCATCGGCTGCGGGTTCCTCCGCATCGTCCAGTTCCTCGGCATCAACTTCTTCCAGCGGTTCGGCCTCCCCGGGGAGATTAGAAGAATCAGGCTCATTTTCCCGGGGCGCATCCTGCTGCCCACCGGATTCCGGAATATCCGGCATTTTGTAGCCGAGAGCTGCCAGCTTTCCACCCTCGACCAAATCCCGAAAGAAGAACTGGAGCCAGAGGTAGTGCATGTTCTTGAAGATGTTCTTGATTTTGTTGAACAGGGTGTCGGAGATGGTGAACGTCTTGCTCATACGGTAGGTCAGGTTCCCATCCTTGACGGTGAACAGGATGGATGCACCCGGCGAGATGTAGTTGTCCTCGGATGCCTCCTCCAGCATCGACATCTGTTCACCAACGCCGCCCAACGGACGGATAACCAGCTTGATGGGGTATGCGTTCTTGATGAACACATAACTCAGGTTGTTGGCCTCGCAGATGCCCTTGAGTTTTTCACGGTAGACTGCGAAACGTGCGGATTCAGACAGAGAATTATCCATGATGAAGCTCCTTTCAAGTAGCTTTTAAGTAGTCGAAAATTTGTAGTCGTTCTCTCGGTTCTCGATGGCGGTCAGGCCAAGTGCGTAGGCTGCCCACACATCGGCCTTAAATCCATAGAAGAAATCCGGCTTTTTCTTTGTGCCCTTGCCGTTTTTCAGGTCATGGGCTGCAAATCGGTCAATCAACGCCCGCCGGATGGCGGTATCGTTGGCTCTGCTGTCGTGGCAAATGTGCTTTTTCTCCTCGATGCGGCACAGCATTCGCACTGGGCATTGGTCGGAAAGAACTTGGTAAAAGCGGCCGATCCAGACCGTAGTGTCGAAAACGTCCCGACCAACCGACATTCCGTAGGAGGCCACCATCTCGATGACCGCCCACCGCCAGCCCTGTGCCCCGGCAGAGGAAAGCTTTTGCAGCAGCTCTGCATTGTCGATTTTTCCAAATTCCAGAGGGCGCAGGGTGCTGCGATCAATCACGCAGTAGCCAGACTGGGTGTTGCCGGGGTCGATAGCGATAATCGGAAAGGTGCTCACAGGTACGACCTCCCAAACTCTTGGATGAACCGCGCCTCTGGCCAGCCGTAATACTCCATGGCCTTTTTCTGCGCCCACTTTTTTAAGCGGAGATCGGCCTCTCTATTTGTATGTACGGCAGTCACGCCGTTCTGGTGGCACCAAGGGCAGAGGTTTGCCCACAGGCCAAGCCGCTTGCTCTTATCCCGGTACGGTCCGAAAAAGACTTCGTGCCGGGCGGTGCGATACCGCCCGCAAATCAGACAGGTGGGGCTCTTGCTGAGGATGCTGGGCGCATAGCCATTGCTGTCCAGCTTCTCGCCGTATTCATTTTGTGCCATATCAACGTCTCCTCCTACGCTCAAAAGACTGCTGGGAAACCTGCTGCATAATCTCCTGAACCTTGTCCTGCACACCCTGCTCGGCCAGTACGTTGACGGGCTGCGTAGTAGCTGCGATACGCCCAAGGATCTGTGCCCGGACACGCTTGATGAAATTCAGCTGCTGCTTACGGAACTCCTTGTCCACTTCCGCAGCATCCTTGCTGCCATCAATATCAGAAACTTCCATTTCCGGGGCTTGCATAGCCTCCGCAGCGCAGCGGCGCAGCTTTTCCATCGCAACGTCCAGACCATCCTCATGCCCCCACTTGTTCAGCTGCTCATAGTTGGCATGGCTTTCCTTGCGCAACCGTTCCAAGCGGTCTGGACCGTAGTGCAGCACATCAATAACCGCCTTGGCGTAAACCTGCCAAGCAATTTTGGCAGCCCTGTCGCCAGCAATGCGGTACTGCTGCTCTTTGCGTCCACGAGGCAATCTCACCATCGGGATTCGGTAGTCGGAAGAAACATATCCAGCCAACCAGCTTTCTCGGATGGCCTCAGCCTTGTCCTTGGAGGGTCTGCCGTAGGCATCCGGGGTCATAATGACTTCGGTGTTCTGGTTCTCCAACTCGTCAATTCTAGCTTTAATGCGCTCCAGTCTGGTCTTGCCGACACCGAACTCCTGATGCAGCGCAATGGTGGTGCACAAACCCACGATTTGTCCAACCGCCTGTCTGGTGTCGTCCATTTCGGTCTCAAACGGCTTTTTCACGGTTCAACACCTCCCGAAATAATCCAGACCCGGCGGGAGCCCCACCCAGACCAGCTTAGAGCCTCTGAATGGGTGCTTACCGCCACATCCAGCTTGTTACCTTTTACCGCTCCGCCAGTGTCCTGAACGACCCGGAGGCCTACGCCCTCGATATAGACCACTGTGCCGTAGGGCAGAACGCTGGTGTCAGCAGCTACGGTCACGCCCGGCTGCACCTTTGCGCCGCTGGATGTGATGCCGTGCCCCTCGCCACAGATGTGGGCGTATTCCTCGGAACAATAGGCTGTGCAGCTGAACGCCCCGGCGTATGTAAGGGTCAAATCGGTCTGGGCGTTCAGTTCTGCGGTCAGCTTGTCTACCTCGGTTTGGAGTTGGTCAATGGTTTCATCACGTTCTCCGGCCATGCGCTCCCAGTTGGATGACTTGCTGGCGTAAATATCCCGCTCGATTTCCAACTCGTCCACTCGCCGGGAGTAGGCCGTGCTTGCGAGGATGCAGCCAACCATTGCGCACGAAACGCCCACAATCAGGCTGTGAAAAGGACTTTTCCGCCTCATGCCGTGCCACCTCCAATCTGCGCCGGAGCTGCGCCGCCGGGCAGTGCCGGAGGTTTCAAGCTCTCGATGGGGGCGTCGGCCACGGTCCGGTCGAACCCCGGCCGGACGAACTGCCGCAGATCTGCTGTGCTCCGGCTGGAAAAAATGTCGCTCAAATCTTCCGGGGAGCCAGCCCACCGCTGTACTGCCACCGGGAGAGCCGCAAAGATTTCAGTATTGCGGCGCTTCAAATCGTCGCGGTTCAGCTTGCCATCAGCCGTAATCAGGCCACCGATGTGCATATAGTAAAGATTTGCTTCGATTTTCCGTGCGGCCACAGCAGCGTCGTTCCAGAGGTCGTTCGCCGTTGGACGCCCAACATCCTGAATCTTGCGGATTTCCGCACACCAGTCCACAAGGAGCTGGTTCTGATAGCGGCAGACCGTCAGCGCTTTTACAAGAGCCGCCGAAACCACATCGTCCGGGATTTCTTTCAGTGCAGCGGCGTAGGCTTCCGCTCGTGCTGTACGCTCATCGGTCGAGAGTTCCTTCCCGAAATACCGCTCAATGCGCAGCATTGAGCTTTTCAAACATTCAACTGTCATTTGAGCCTCCAAAAATAAAATCGTAGTCCTCGGCAGCGGAGCGTTTGGGCTGCTGACCCGCCGGGGGCTTGCGCCGCTCGTCACGGGACTGCACGTCACCAAGGGTTCTCACACCCTCGTTTTTCCATACTTTCAGGATGCCGTTGACGTAGGACCATTTGCGAACCCCGGCCAGAGCGGCCTTTTTGATGGCCAGCAAGATGAGGTCGTCCGTGAAAATCTCCCGCCAGCCCAGCAGGTCTTCCCGCGCTGCTGGTGGGAACCCTCCGAGATTGTCCTCGAAAGAGCGGATGATCTCAGCCAGCCCAGCATCGACGGTCGGACTACCGTTATCTCTTACTCTTTCTCTGTTCTCTATATCTTTCTCTTTATCTATCTCTATCTCTTTCTCTATCTCTTTCTCT